ATCCAACGGTCTTATTGCTTGGCTCCTTTGGGGTGGCGATAGTGGTGCAGCATGGGCACAGTCAAAGCGTAATGCTATCAAGGGATCACAGAAGGCATTGTGGTCAGGTAGCGCATTCTCATTCCAAAAGGCAGAGTCAGTCAAAGTAGGACAGATGGTATCTTGGAACTCATCAGGTGGTAGGGCATCGGGTAAGGTTCTTCGTGTTATCAACAACGGGTCTTACAGCGTTCCTAACTCTTCTTTGACTATTACAGGAACACCTGATTCCCCTGCCGCTGCTATTCGTGTCTATCGTGATGGCGAACCAACCGACACAATCGTCGGGCACAAAGTAAAATCTTTAACACCAAAGTAAGTAAAACCAACAATACAATTTATAAGGAGTAATACATTTATGTTTAGTTTCCGCTTAACCGACGACTTTATTAATCAGTATAAGGATCGTGAGGTTCCATTTGGCTTTCGTGACGCAGGCACAAACGCACTAGGAGAGATCACCTTTATCCGCACTTACTCTCGTAAGAAAGAGGACGGTACAAAAGAGAAGTGGTGGGAAGTATGCCAACGTGTTATCAATGGCATGTACACCATTCAGAAGGATCATTGCAAGGCTAACCGACTACCTTGGAATGACCGCAAGGCACATGCTTCCGCACAGGAAGCCTTTGATCGTATGTTCAACTTGAAGTGGACACCTCCTGGTCGTGGTCTATGGATGATGGGGGCAGATATGGTTATGGAGAATCGCAATAGTGCTGCTCTCCAAAACTGTGCTTTCGTAAGCACACGAGATATCGACAAGTACGATCCAGGTGCTTTGTTTGCTTGGACAATGGATGCCTTGATGCTTGGCGTTGGTGTTGGTTTTGATACTTTGGGGGCAGAGAAGGAAATGGATATCTACCCCACAACAGAAGAGGTAAATATCTACACAATTCCTGATAGCCGTGAAGGATGGGTAGAGAGTGTTCGCTTGCTTATCAATTCTTTCCTTACACCAAAAAAGCCACGACAAGAGTTTAACTACGAATTGATTCGTCCCTACGGATCTCCCATCAAGGGCTTTGGAGGAACAGCATCAGGCCCACAGCCACTTATCACCATGCACGAGACAATCCGCAGGGTAGTGGGTAGCAGAGTAGGCGAAAAACTAGACAGCAGGGCCGTGGTAGATATTGTTAACCTTATTGGTACTTGCGTAGTGGCTGGAAATGTTAGACGCTCTGCGACCCTAGCATTAGGTAAAACTAACGATTCTTTATTTGCTAATCTTAAAAATGCAGAAGAGTTCCCAGAACGTAACTCATTCGACCCAGAGAATCCAGGTTGGGCTTGGATGAGCAACAACTCTATTGCAGCGGAGGTGGGTACAAAATATGAGGACTATGTTGACCTTATTACGGACAATGGTGAGCCAGGTTTCATTTGGCTTGACGTATCTCGCAACTACGGACGTACAGGAGATGCACCAGATGGCAAAGATGCACGGGTTATGGGATTCAACCCATGTGCGGAACAACCACTAGAGTCATACGAACTGTGTACACTAGTTGAGGTTCACATGAACCAGCACGAGAGCAAGGAAGACTTCCTACGCACTCTCAAGTTTGCTTACCTTTACGGCAAGACTGTAACCTTGCTACCTACTCATTGGCAGCAGACAAACGCTATCATGCAGCGTAACCGTCGTATCGGTACATCACTCACAGGTCTTGCTTCCTTTGCCGATAGCAAGGGTCTTCCCACACTACGGGAATGGCAAGATGAGGGATACAATCGTGTGCGTGAATGTGATACACAATACTCTGAGTGGCTTTGTATCCGTGAGTCTGTGCGTGCTACAACCGTAAAGCCCTCTGGCTCTGTGTCTATCCTATCAGGTGAAACACCAGGAGTCCATTGGGGGCCAGGAGGCAAGCACTTCCTACGGGCCATTCGTTTTAGCGACCAAGACCCAATGCTTCCACTATTCAAGGCAGCAGGGTACAAGGTAGAAAAAGATATAGTATCAGCAAATACAAAGGTGGTTTACTTCCCAGTAAAGTCAGACCACGAGCGTAGCGAGAAGGATGTTTCTCTGTTTGAGAAGATTGGTCTTGCTGCGACTACACAGAAGTATTGGAGTGATAATGGAGTATCTGTCACGTTATCGTTTGATGCAGAAACAGAAAAGAAACATATCGCACCCTCGCTCCACATGTATGAGGGACAACTTAAGGCAGTTTCGTTCTTGCCTATGTCGAATAGTACCTACCCCCAACAACCGTATACACAAATAACAGAAGAGGAATACAATAAGTATGTTGGTAAGATTATGAAGATTGACTTTACTCCCATTTATGAGGGAGAGGAGTCATTCGACGCAGAGGGAGATCGCTACTGCACTACCGATGTTTGCGAGATGCCACAGATTATCACATCTGATATTGCCGATACAGTTGTGGTATAATAAATTTAGGAGACAGAACCTTCAACTGTGGTTAGGATAGGTCTGCTGCAGATTGCCCCCCAAGAGGGGGCATCTGTGGTATAATGAACTATTATGGCTAGAGACATTAATCTATATGCAGCAAGACTTTTTGGAGAGCACCCAATTGCTACATGGACTTTAGATGATATCACCTCTAACGCCTCTTTGCAGTATTTCTCTGACGACTTCCCAGCAATTGTTGCCGACGGCTATACAACAGGTTTGCCTCTTGTTTATGGTTCTAGTCAATCAGTTGGGGTAACATCAGACAGCACGGGTATCATTATTGAAACAGAAGATCGGTTATGGTCACAAGTAAAGACATACTCAAATACAGGATTTGTAGTAGATTGGAAGTTCTGGTACAACGAGAACATTACATTTCAGGAATTGCTAGAGGAAGAGCGTTTCGTAATTGAGTTTGGTGAGGCAGGAATTGAGCATAACGGTTACGGCATGTTCACCAACGGTGGCAAATACAACAAATACACATATGAGTTTTGGACCCGCATTAATCCAAGGGTAGATGTTCCTCGTAAGATCTGGGGCACACTAACTACATTGGACGGCATCTGGGTCAAAGACAATTACATAACTTTAGCAGTAGGAAACAAGTACAAGTCTTTTGCTATCGAAAATTGGTTTAGGCCAATGCTCTTGAATGTAACATACACATCAAACCAGGCAAGGCTTCTTATAAACGGACAAGAGGTTATCTCTCTTGATCTTAATCCAGAAGAGTTTAACTTTGATCCTATTAACGATGAGGTGACTGGTGAAGGTCTGCTTGGATTCATGGGATACCCAGAGATTGATTTGTTTGAGGTTGATTGCTTCTCTATCTTCCCCTACATTGTTCCTGATGAAGTATGTAAACGTAGGTTTGTATGGGGTCAAGGTCTATCCGACGCAGCATCATTCTCCACATTCTTCGAAAACTCTACCACATACATTGACTGGTCGTTTGCAAATTACGCAACTTCCGCTATCTACCCAGATGTTTTCAATTGGGACACAGGATACATTAGCGGATTGGTTACAAGCCGTGGATATGTAAAGACACCAAACTACAAACTTCCAGAAATTTTTATCCAGGGTAGAAAGTTAGAAAACTTATACAAAGAAAACCTATTCAACAACTCAACAGAAACAGTAAGCCCTGGATTCTCCTTCAAGCCTGAATTTGACTGGACGCAAAACTCATACTTCTACTTTGATAGCATTGAGAAACTAGAGTCTCCCCCGCAGATTATCTATGGAGTCTTTTCTAAGCATTGGTACGAAACTAGCACCGACCCTCAACCACTTTTCAGATTTGTGAAACGGTATACCGATGATGTTATCGACATTGTGATACAGGGAAACAACGTTCACTATATATATAACGGTGATGTAAAGTATTCTTTCCCTGTGCAGGATGATGTTCCCTTTACTGTGGGTCTTGATTTGAATGCGATTGTAAAAGAGAGTGTTGAGTTTAAGAACTTCCTTACAAGCCTTGCTGATGTTGAGGTGTTTGTTGGTGGTGATGGAGAAAGCACATTCTCTGGTTTAATTTATCGTGTTGGTCTTAGTGATACAGCAATGGTTGCTCGTGAAGAACTGGTGCAATATTTCCCAAGCGGCATTGCTAATCCTTATCACAACATGGCTACGTCAAAGGGTACCTATGTCATTAGACCCTTCATAAGATATGGAAACTTCTATCTTGACATTGAGGCAGGAGGATTCTGGGAGGATGCAATTCCTCTATCTTACTTTGGTAGGAACTTCCAAAAAGATGATGGAACCTACGAATCAAAACTTGACTTGTTGCAACTAAACATCGGGTACGACGGATTGTACAAGATTAGAGATAATGGCTATGATGTGGGTGGTAGTGAAATGAAGTGCTACATAACTTTCCAACCATTAGAGGCAAAGAATAATAAGTTGCTAAGAGAGTTTACATCAACACAAAGCCTACCTAAAAACAGAATAATTGATGTAAGTGGAATGACAGCCCCAGATCTTGCTATTACAAAATTTGAATGGATAAATGGTACAGTAGTTGTGCCTCCACAAAATTACGATTCTTGGAAAATAGTTGTACATTTTGATGTTTATGCAGAAGCCGTAATATCTTCTCCATTCTCTGTAAAACAACTTTCTATGTCCTCGCAGGCGTACAAGGATGAGGCAGAGGTTGGAACTAGGTTCGGGAACAAACTATCATCAACAGACAACTTTGCTATATACAAAGAGAATACACCATATCTATATCTAACAAAAGACAGCGGCATAGAGCCACTAGACGGCCCTGTTAATACGCCAATCAACCCTAACGGTAATTTCCCATATTTGGTTGGTAACCTTAATATGTTTATTAAGCCCAATATCCTTATGGATACCGAAAACACCCTGTTCTCTATTGTATCTCGTAACGGAGTAATGGATATAAAGCACAACGGTACTGGTTGGGTGTTGCGTAGAAATGATCTTCCCATTGAGTATGTTGCCCTATATCAGAATGGTGAAGAGGTTACAGAGTTTACATTCGATGTAGATAAGTGGACAATGGTGGGCGTGGAGTTTGGTGAACCACTTGACTTCTCTGTCTCTACCTTATATAAGATTATTTTAAATGAGGGGGCAGTCTATCAAAACATCTCTGTGTCAGCACTATCAGAAACACAGGTAGAGAGCACCGCTATCGTTAGGCTTTGGGAAGGTGTAAGGATTCAGACTTGGGGAGACTGGGTTAATGACCCATCTGTTGAAACCTTTGCAGATCTCGTTTCTTCACGAGCATACCTACAGTACCCCGTTGATCCAACACAGATTTATAAGATATTTACAGGTGGAAATACCACCAGCGTAGGCTCAGAAGATCCACCACTCAAGGTAGGGGAAATGAACACAACCATGGCTACTGGCGTTGAGTGGAAAACATTTGATAGAAGACCTTCATAATCTGGTCTTGTTCCGTCACGCAAACTATAACTTGTGGTATAATATGGTTATGTCAAATAAAAGGAAAGCACTAAAGAAACCACGAGTAACTGTAGTAGACGAGAATCCAGGTTGGGGTATTTACGCTTGGAAGAAGGCAGATGGAAGTTTGTTTATGGATGAAGATCATAACCTACTTAACATTCCATCCCGACAATACGATATGGACAAGATGGCTCAGATTACCAATGCCGCTGCCCATTACGGTGAGCCAGAGGGCAGGCCATACTTTATTCCTGGTATCCAACGAGCCACAGATGAAGAGTACACAGAACAGCGTGAAAGAATGAAGTCAGGGCTACTACCAACCATGAATGACTTCAACGCAGTTACAGACGCAAAGAAGGCGGCAGGAATACAAGATGGCTAATATCGTAGCAAAGACATTTGACTTTGAAGAAGAGGGACCACAGTTTTACGATCCATTCCAAAAGTCTTGGGATGAGATTAAAGATATGCGTGGCCTAGATACAAACTTCAAGCGTCGTACTTCACGAGTAGTAAAAGGATACTTGGAAGACTCCAAATCACGAGCAACAGGTAGAGATGACGCTGGTAGAAAGTCACTAAACTCACGGCAGGGAAAGGGTTATGCAACTTTTGATGTTATTCAACCACCCTATGATCTTGTAGAACTAGCAAACTTCTATGACTCTAACTTTGCTAACCATGCTGCTATTGACGCTAAGGTAGAGAACATCGTTGGTCTTGGTTATGACTGGAAGATGACTTCTGCTACTATGCAAAAGGTAGAAGATGAGACAGGAGAAAAACTAGACTTTATCCACAGGAAGATTGATCGTTTGAAGGCAACCATGGAAGATTGGTTAGAAAGCCTAAATAATGATTCTACATTCACAGGAACAATGGAGCGTGTCCTCACCGATATGCTTGCTACAGGTAATGGATACTTGGAGATCGGTCGAACCACAACAGGCGAGATTGGATACCTTGGACACGTTCCAGCACCCACAATGCGTGCTCGTCGTTTGCACGATGGATATATCCAGATCGTAGCAGAGAAGGTTGTTTACTTCCGAAAGTTCGGGGCAACGAATCCAAACCCTGTTACCGATGATCCACGACCCAATGAGATTATTCACTTCAAGGAATACTCACCCCTCAATACTTACTACGGCATCCCTGATGTTATTTCTGCTTTGCAGGCAATTAAGGGAGAGCAGTTTGCCGCACAATACAACATTGACTATTTTGAAAACAAGGCTGTGCCTCGTTACATCGTAACAGTCAAGGGTGCTCAACTATCCCCAGAGAGTGAAGAGCGTCTGTTCCGCTTCCTACAAACAGGGCTAAAGGGACAGAATCACCGTACCTTGTATGTGCCTCTACCCTCTGATGCCGATGGCAACAAGGTTGATTTTGAAATGCATCCCGTAGAAAACACAGTACAGGATGGATCATTCAAGGACTATCGTAAGCAAAACCGTGACGATATCCTAATGGCTCATCAGGTTCCTTTGTCTAAACTAGGTGGTGTGGATGCATCTGCTATTGCTGCTGCTCTTTCTCAAGACCGCACATTCAAGGAGCAAGTCACCCGCCCAGCCCAACGGCATCTGCAAAAAACAATCTCTCAAATAACTAAGGAAAAGACAGATGTTGTTGAGTTGATGTTCAAAGAGGCAACATTGACTGATGAAATTGCTATGTCTCAGATCCACGAGCGTTACCTACGAAACCAAGCAATGACTCCCAATGAGGTTCGTGAGATTCTTGGCTTGCCAGCACGCAAGGGTAGCGATAAAATGGTTGAAATGTCATCACAACAACAAGCAAGTCAGCGTCAAAATGCAGAAGGAAATTCTGCCCGTCAGCGTGAAAGGACAAACTCCCAAAGCGACGGAGTAGCCACAGTAGATGGCAGAAATCCCAAGGGTGAGGGTACTAAAACTGAGTGATGTTAAAATTTTAACAAAAAAATTAAAACGTTACAAAAATGTGATATAATAGGGTACACTATGGAAAAGGCAAATTTCTCATTAGACAATAATGCTGTACGGGTTTCTATGCCCATCGCCAAGGTAGATGAAGAAAGGCGAACTGTAAGCGGTTTTGCATCTCTTGATAATCTAGATCGACAAGGCGATATTGTAACAAAGGAAGCATCAGTAAATGCTTTTCACAACTTTGCAGGCAATATCCGTGAACAGCATGACGCAAAGAAAGCGGTAGGCAAAATGGTAGACTTCAAGGAAGATACCTATTTTGACTCAGATGCAAATAAAATGTACGCAGGAGTTTATGTATCTGCTTATATTTCAAAGGGTGCTCAAGACACTTGGGAAAAGATTCTTGACGGCACTCTCACAGGATTTTCTATTGCAGGTAGTATTGATGAAGAGGACACTATGTATGATGGTGACCTTGAAAAGAGCGTCCGTGTTATCAAAGAGTTTACTCTAAGTGAGTTGTCTCTTGTGGATGTTCCAGCAAATCAGTTTGCTAACGTTCTATCTATTCAGAAGAACGGCGATGTAACGGGTATGCTTGCTAAGGCACTAATCGAAAATGTGTACTATTGCGGTCACGATGATGTGGTTCAACTGTCATCTACCGTGAAGTCAGCCTGTCCTCGCTGTAGCGAAGCAATGGAAAACATCGGCTTTGTTGAGTCGAACGACCCCGACAAGGCACAGATGGTTAAGGGCATTCTAACCACAGTAAGGAAAAATAAGGAGGTAGAGAATATGTCCGAAAATACAGAAGCCACTCCTGAAACCCCCGAGGCAGTAGAAGAAGCCGTTGGAGAAGTGAAGGCAGAAGTTGAAGAGGCCGTAGAGGAAGTCAAGGAAGTTGTAGAGGAAACAACAGAAGAGGCAACCGAAGAGCAGGCCGAAGAGATTGATACAGTAGAGATGAAAATCGAGGCATTGACTACAGCAGTAGCCGATATCTCAACACAGATTCTTGAAATCAAGGCTCTTGCTGATGCAGTTACAAAGGTTTATTCACAGGTATCTGAGGTCTCCAAGGCAGTCGCTACACTTAATAGCGAGTTTGTCACCCTCAGGGCACAAGATCAAGAGTTTGGAAAGCGTGTTGACGCAGTAGAAAAAGATACTGCTTTCCGAAAGTCTGCTGATTTTGGAGAAATCATGCAGTCTCAGCCAGCAATGGTTGAGAAATCACTATGGGACGGTCGTTTCCTCAAGAAGTCCGACCTATTCTAAATTACAGAAAAAAAATCAGGAGGTGAATAGAATTATGTCAGACGAAATTACTACAGAAGAGTTTTCAGACGTTAGCCTAAAGAAGGCCGCTGGTGATCAGGTACAAGGTGCCGCAGATCGTCAGGGAGTCAACCCAGGTGTTAACCCAGTTCAGAACGCAACTGGTAACCCAGGCACCACTGAAAACGTTGGTAACCCAAACACACATCACGCATCAGGATACATTGGTGTTGGTGGTGTTGGACAGCAGAACGATGGCGAGGCACTTAACTATGGAAACATGGGGCAAGCACTCAATCCTCAGGCAATGGGGGAAGCCAGTCCACTAGATATTAATCCATCTGGTCAGATTGGTGGTGGTGTCCTTAACCCAGATCAGGCTCGTCAGTTCATTGATTACGTTTGGGATGGAACCGTTCTTGCAAAGGACGGTCGACGCATCACAATGCGTGCAAACACCGTTGAACTAGAAAAGATCAACGTTGGTCAACGAGTTCTCCGTGCCGCAGCACAGGCTGATGGTTCATACGAGAACGCAGGGGCAACATTCACTAAGGTAGACCTTTCTACCAAGAAGTTGCGTCTTGACTGGGAGGTTTCAACTGAGGCACTTGAAGATAATATCGAAGGTGCAGCACTAGAAGATCACCTAGTACGTTTGATGACAGCAGCATTTGCTAATGACATTGAGGATCTAGCCATTAATGGTGACCTAGGTAAGACTACGGATCCATTCTTGGGTATCATGGACGGTTTCCATGTACAGGTGCAGAACAAGGCTCACGCAGCAGTTCCACCAGTATTCGCAACCGCCGCAGGTGCCGCAGGTGGCGCAGATACTCTAGATCAGAATGCACAGCCAGTAGGTGACTGGGATCGTTTCATCAATGAGGGTGGAGCACAAGATCCAGTTGCAGTTGCCGCAGGCGACCCAACATGGGACACCGAGGTCATGCAGGAGATCATCCTAGCAATGCCTCGTAAGTACCGTGCCATCAAGAGTGGTCTACGTTTCTACGCAGGTAGCGATACCTTTGCTAAGATCGTGGCTGCTAATGGCACAGGAACCAACACAGGACAATGGCCTGCTTCCTACGAGTATGCAAACGCATACCTCAATGGAAACGGCCAGGAATTCGGTGGGCCACAGGCTACCCGAGTTCTTGGTGTGCCCGTTCTTGAGGTACCTTACTTCCCAGAAGATTACGTTGAACTAACATTCCCACAGAACCGTATCTGGGGAATTCAGCGTGATATCACGGTCAACCGTGAGTACCAGAGCAAGAAGGACACAATTGAATACACAGTATTCATGCGGTTCGGTATTGCCTGGGAAGAGTTGGATGCAGTTGCATACACCGAGTACACAGCATAATTCATATGCGCTATGTTGGGGGAGGGCTACGGCTCTCCCCCTTCAAGCATTTGTGGTATAATAGTGTCAATAGTAGTGAAGGAGACAACTATGAATTTTAAAGATATGCCAATTCGGGAGTTGCGGGAATACGCAAAGACCAACGGTATTAAGTTGCAGAGCGCAACGAAAAAGGCAGACATTGTTGCTATTCTAGAAGCAACAGAGGCACCATCAGAAGAGATCACTTTTGATGCCGAGCCTGAGACCCCTAGTGTCATAACAGCACCTACAGAGGATGCTCGTGCAGCACGAGAGCAAGAAGAAATTGATATCCGTCTAGATGAACTCGTCGTAAATGCTAACAAGCCAACCGCACAAGACGACAAGGTTTGTATTTACTCTGAGCGTCGTTACTCCTCTTCTAAGTTGGGTAAACTAGATCTAGGGTACAACATCGTAAAGAAAGATCTTGCAGTAATGTGGGTTCGACTTCCAGATGTTCGTGCAGCATCTAAGGATGAACTTGCTAGGGCACAGGCTTCTGGTATTAAGCCAGGGCAACTGGTAGGCCCAAAGGGACGTAGAATGTAATGAAGGTATATCGTAATCCCCCCAAGCCCATAACTGTAACTATTCCAGACGGAAAGCCATTTACAGAATATGATGTTGCTGTTGTAAACAACTTCACAACTTGGGGGGATGCGATTACCTCAGACGCTTCTGGGAATATTGTCTTTGATCTTCCAGACTATCCATTTAATATGTTTGATGAAACATACGATCTCTCCGTACAAGAGGTGGCGGCAGGTTACACATGGAATGACTCCAAAACAGACTTTGTAGAAGATTTAACAATTGTTCACCCCTACATAGACCCAAACAATCCAGACTTTGATCCACAAGGAGAAGAACTTATTCGGGCACTTATTGATGCCATTACTGGTGGATTCTATTACACCCGTATGCCGTTTGAGGGACAGGGGCTAGGTATTGATTTCTTTGCCCTCCCAGGAATGAACGGTATGGATAATGAGCCATACGCACAAGGGGGATTGTCGGAGATCCTAGACGTATGGGAGAACAACATCCACGTTTACAAGAAGTATCCAAAAGAAGGAGAAGAGTGGACAAACTGGAGGTCTTACGAACTGACACAAGACCGCACAGCCGCTACTACGGTGTGGGGAGAGCGTAGGTTTGAGGCAGGTCATGAGCCAAGGTACAAGCGTCCAAGGTCTGATTCATACAGAAACTATGATCGTCATTCACCATTCTTTCCCAAAAACTTTTACTACAACTGGATACTAGGTGGAGGGTACAAGAATGTCCCCGACGACATTATTCTAGCAGCACTAATCCTTTTGCGGAACTGGATTGATACAGGACACATCGGCGGTAACGTAATGGATGACTACATCAAGGAATACTCCACAGACCAATTCAAGTTAGTGTATGGAGATAGGAGCAAGGCGTTAGGTGGATTTGGTTCTACAGGTAGTGAGCCTGTTGATATGATCCTAAAGAAATACCTAAACAAGAAGCCACAACTCCGTCGTCTTGGGGTGTTGTAAATGGGCGTGCAACTTCCAGCCTTCCTAGGTGGAATGCAATGCGATGTTTACTATTGTACATACACCTACTTAGATCAAGAGCCAGAGTCAATCCTTGTTCCATCAGGACAGTTTCAAGATGAGTTTGGCAACCCACTACCACAAGAAAACGTCGTGACTGGTGGTGCGGGGCAGAATGAATACGGTGAGGCAATAAAGGTCTGGTACATGGATAGGACGCAAAAGAAAGCCTACTGGAACGTCATGGGCACCGTAAATCTCCAAGACCTCTCAGCGGACAGAGAATTTGAATATAAGAAAAGGTTGAATGGTAGGTTTATGGGTGATGTAGATCCACGGGTAGATAGTACAGGAGAGTACCACCCATTCACAGATATGATTATTACAAACATCAAGGACACAGCAACAGGAAAGGAACTTCACCTAAACGAGGACGGTAGCCCTATCATCTTTGAGGTTATGAGTGTTGATCCTTTTATTAATCCTTGGAACGAGATTGAATATTACAAGATGCTATTAGAGCGTGCCGATGACCAGGGGATGCTATGATAAGTGTAGATGCAACTGACTTCAATAAAGTAATAAACAATGCTATCCAATACTCAAATGGATTTCTCAATGGTGTACAGTCCCAAGAGCAAATGATGTTGCGTCAAATAGCAGAGGTAACAAAGCAAGCATTCTACAAGTATGTTGATTCTTCTGCACGCTTAGATCCAGCATCTTTGCACCATGTATACGAATGGGGTCAGACTGGAAGCCCAGGTGCTCGTCTGTTTGATCTTGACGCATTCATTGGTTCTGGTTTCATTAGGTTTGTATCCAAGTTTCTACCAAGTGAGTCAATCCCACCAACAGGAAATACCCCATTTTACGACAAAGCACGAATCATGGAAGAGGGTATTGCTGTAACGATTGAGCCACAAGAGGGTAGTGTTCTTGCTTTTGAGGGGGAAGATGGAGAGATGGTTTTTACCCCCAATAGTGTAACAGTACAAAGTCCAGGCGGTCCAGAGACAGAGGGTGGATATGAGCAGGTGTTCCGTGAGTTCTTCAACAATTATCTAGACAGAGTTTTGGTACAGGAATTGCTAAGAGACTTTTCAACAGCAGACGAGTTTTTTCGTGGATGGAGAAGGGGCATGTCTTATTCATCTGGTAAAAGGCAAGGCAAGAAGTATGCTACAATTAAGGGAGGTATTGGATAATGGCATTAAAAGATATGGTTCCTATGGTTCCAGCGGTACCCGTTAATAGATACCTTTGGAGCAAAATAGCAGAACTAGACCCAGACTTTGTTTTAGAATACAATGGCGTACAGCCATTCTTTCCCCTTGGCGAGAGTGCATCTGGCGGTACTCCTTGGGAAGAGTTGCCTACATTTGTATATGACCGAATGATGGTTATCAATCCTAACCCATTCTACCCCATCAAGAAGGAGCAGATCCACTACGCTCTCAAAGCAAATCCATCAGACTCTATGGCCCTAGGTTCTGCCGTACAGTACATTCTTGACGGCATGGACGATGTAGCACAGGATATCAATGCTTACAATAAGGACAAGGACTACGGAATCTTCTTCCATCACGTTCGGGTATTCCAAACCTCTACGCAGATCTCAAGTTCAGGGGCACAGAGGAACTACACCACAAGTCAGTATTATGTAAGTAAGTTCATCATTGAAACAGAATTTCATTACAATGAACGCAAAGCATTGCTTAACCGATAAAATTGTGGTATAATATACAACGAGGAAACACCCCTAACCGTAGTGTATCTCCAATACATTACACAATAAAAGAGGTGAAAAAATTATGGCAGTAAATTCGTACAAGCGTGGTGACTCCAAGAACATCATCGTCGGTGCAGCAGCACTATTTGTTCATTCAAGTGGTCCGCTACCCGATCCCGCTACCGCTGACATGCCAGCCTTTGCAGATGAGTCCTACAAGGATACTCTGATGAGCACAGGTGGCGAGAAGTGGCGCAACGTTGGATACACCCAAAATGGTATGGAAATCACCATCACACCTGACTTCGGTGAGGTTGAGGTTGATCAGTTGCTAGACTCCGCTAAGATCTTCAAGCAGGGTATGGAGGTTATGCTTAACACAACCTTCGCAGAGGCTACTCTAGAGAACCTTCTCTACGCAATCGCCGCAAGCCCAGCCGATCTTAACTACGGTCTTACCGCAAGGGATGCCGACACAGGTCTACCTGATACTTACTCAGGTGTCCGTGACGACTCCCTTAACGATGGTCAGCATGATAGCACTGGTGTTGGTGCAGCAGGTATCTCAGCCTCAACAGAGGGTGAGGGTCTAGTTGCAGCAACCGCAGGTTACGTCTCAGGCGTTACTGACGGTCTAGACATGTTGGAAATCAACGCTGGTAACCTTGGTGAGTGCCCAATTGAGCGTGCTCTTTGCGCCGTTGGACCAGGCACAGGTGACTGTGAGGTAGGTTCCGAGATTGAGCGTATCTACGTTGCATTCCGTGCACTTAGCATGGATGCAGTAACCGTCTCAGTTTCTCGTGACGCTGCATCAACATTCGATGCCAACTTCCGTTTGCTACCTGCAAACAATGGTTCATACGGACGTATCATCGACCGCACCTACTCAATTTCAGGTGTACCAACAATTTCATAATAAAACATACAACATAATAAACCGCAGCCCCCGTCCCTATTGGGCGGGGGTTTCGGTGTGTGGTATAATGGGGGTAGGCAAAAAAGCCTATACTACTACTTTAAGGAATAAAATGGCTACAACAGTTTATGAAACAACTGAGATTGAGTTGCTTGACGGCACCAAGATTTCTATGCGTCCACTCAAGATTTCACTACTTCGTGAGTTTATGAAGAAGTTTGGTGAGATCGCAGAGGTTGCAGATGATAACGACAAGAGCATGGATGTTCTACTTGATTGTGTCCAGATTGCTATGAAGCAATACTCTCCTGATCTCTCTGATGACCGTGAGCGTCTAGAAGATTCAATTGACCTACCCTCTGTCTACAAGGTTGTAGAAGCCGCATCAGGCATTAAGTTTGATGAAGTGGGAAACCCAGCGGCGGGACTACCTGGGACGAACTAGATCTCGCTGAGTTAGAGTCGCAAGTTTTCCTATCAGGTATATGGAAAAACTTTGAAGAGTTAGAAGACAGCCTATGCATGGCTGAACTTATTATGATATTGGAAAGTATGCGTGAGCAGGAGTACAATGATAAAAAGTTTGCGGCAGCCATGCAGGGAGTTGATCTAGATAAAGAGACAGGTAGAAGGCCGCAGCCAAAGAAAGCAGAACAAAAGAAAGCATCCACCTTTGAGGACATTCAGGCTCGTGTTTCATCGGGTGGTGCGGCTAAAGATGCTAATGACATTCTTTCTTTGCAGGGAAGGTACGGAGCACAAAAAGGTTTCCAAATGGGCAAAGATATGGGATATGCAAGGTTCACTCAAGGCGATGAAAATGCTCCCTCAAATCCCTTAGGATAAAAACTCTCTATGGTATAATGAACCATGGAGATGCCTGAATAATGAGTGATACAGACGCTAATATCAGAATCAATATTGAGACTGCCAAAGCGCAGGCTCAACTCCGTGCGTTGCAGACTCAGGTAGCAACTCTACAGAAGACCATGGCGGGTACCTCCATGGCAAATATGGGGGTAGCAGGAGCAGGTTTAGCAGCCTCCATGCCCCAACTTAAAGGCTTTAATAATGAAATTGTTACAATGGCCTCCAACACAAAGTTGTTGGACAAATCACTTGCAGGGGCATCACGAGGTATCTCTGATTCATTTACCACGATGCGTCAGTCCATTACAAAAACTGGTACAGCCTATGATTTGGCGGTACAAAAAGCAAATCTCCTAAATAGGAAATACAAAGAGGTAGGCAGAAACCTTGATGGAATGTCTACAGTTGTCAGAAGTTCACCAATTAAGAGCATGGCGACGGATTCGCAAATTGCCACACAGCGTTTGTCTATCTTTAACAGGGCATTGCAGCAGGGATCTACCTCTATTCTCAACTGGGGTAAGAACATGCAATGGGCAGGCCGTCAGTTGATGGTTGGCTTTACCGTTCCTTTGACTATTGCCGCAGGTCTGGCAGCCAAAGCATTTATGGATCTTGAGCGTGAGGTTATTAACTTCAAGAGGGTCTATGGTGACTTTGATACTTCTATTAATGAAACCAACGCAATGGCAGATGCCGTACAAGAATTAGCAATTGAGATGACTCGCCTAGGCTTCACAGCAAAAGAAACCACAGGTCTAGCAGCAGACGCAGCCGCTACAGGTTTGGTAGGAGATGAACTACTTAACGTAACAAGGCAAGCAACCAATTTGGCTACCTTGGGTATGATTAGTCAGGATCAAGCCCTAAACACAATGATCTCTCTAAACTCTGCATTTAAGATTCAGGGTCAAGAACTAGAGGACACCGTAAACTTCCTCAACGCTGTTGAGAACCAAACTGTCTTAGCACTCTCTGACGTTACAGAGTCTATTCCTTTAGTTGCTCCTGTTATTCAGGGTCTTGGTGGCGACATTCAAGACCTAGCAGTTATGCTTACCGCTATGCGTGAGGGCGGCATTGGAGCAAATGAGGCAGCCAACGCACTCAAAACATCTCTAGCACGGTTGATCACCCCAGCAAAGGCGGCACGGGATAGAGCAGGGGAACTAGGCATCAACCTAAATGCAATCGTAGAAGATAATGAGGGAGACCTCATGGGCATGATTAATTCTTTGGCTCAGGCCATGGAGGGTCTGTCTGATTTAGATACCCAGAAACTACTATCTGATCTATTTGGTAAGCGTCAGTTTGCTAGGATGGGTGCTCTCTTTACTAACATCGCTGATGACGCATCACAGGCACAACGAGTTATTGAATTGACTACCACATCTACCGCAGAACTTGCAGCACTAGCAGACAGAGAGTTAGGTGAAATTGCAGGGTCTTCAACAATGAGATTCACCTCTGCACTAGAACAACTTAAAGTTGCTATTGCTCCAATTGGCGAGGCTGTATTAAAACTTATTACACCAGTTCTTGAGTTCGGTACAAAAGTTGCAAACTGGTTTAATGACCTTGGAGATAATGCAAAGAAAGCCCTAGGTTTTCTTACAGTAGGTATCGGTGTAGTTATCCCTGGTCTAGTTATGTTTATTGGTTTGATGGGTAACTTGACAGGTATTCTGCTAAAAGGATTCCAAACCATACTGAACCTTGTTCCAGCACTTAGGAATTTGGGTGGAGGTGCTGAGTACCTATCCAATGAACAACTAGAGGCAGCAAATGCAGCGGCACAATTGAATACACAAGAGTCAGTTCTCAATAGCACTTTAAGTGCACAAGCAACAATTGTAGGAAACCTAGTTGGTCAATACAATGCACTAGCAACTAGCATGAGAGGTGTACCTGGCGGGGCAGGCCCAGCAGGAAAGCCACCAGTAAAGATGGCTACAGGAGGTAACGTACCAGGATCAGGCACGGGAGATAGGGTTCCTGCACTCTTGACTCCTGGTGAGTTTGTTGTAAAGAAGAGTCAGGCAGACAAGCACCGTGGATTCTTATCGGCACTTAATGGTGGATCAGTTAAAGGCTTTAATGAAGGGGGGTCAGTACAGGTTGGCGGTAGAACCGTTCCAGTAGGATTTGATATAGGAGCATTAGACACTCGTGCATTGGAAAAAAAGATTGCAAAGGCGTTAGAGTGGGGAGTTTCGGAAGCAGACATAGAAAGAATTATTGCACAATCTGTTGAGCAGGGTGTCACTCAGGGAATGAGCAGTAAAGAGGGCACCAAGCAAGTATCAGAGGGTATGGCAAAAGAGTTGGGGCGAGAAGGTCTTGGATCAAGACAAAAGTATAATAAAGATGGGGAACTTTGGACAGAAAAGTCTCACGTTATGGACCCCATCCGACTTAGCACAAAAGAAGTGGACGCTTACGCAGAATCTATTAGAGCAAGCGGTGATCAGGCTACTAAGGCTGGTAAGGCACAACTGGAACTTATTGATGCAGTTGGAGCATCAAATGTTAAGGTTGAACAACTTGGAGACGCAGTATTAGATCTTCCATCGGCAGTAAACCAAAGTCTAAAGGGTGGGGGGCAAATGTCTGGTAAGGCAGCAAAGACAGCCTTGTTAGACCCAGACGTATTAGCAAATACTTTCAATACGCAAAAAGAGCAATGGGCAAACTACTCTACTGATATGAATTTGTCTCAACAGGAAATTGACTCTGGGTTTGCACAAATTGATGCTGCACAAGCAGAATATGAACAGCATATTCGCAATATTTCTGACGATGCAATTGTTGTTGAACAAGCAACTACTGACCTTGGTGAAAATACAGTCGCTCTAAATAAGGTATATGAAAAATCAACACAGAATACAAAGGGTGCATTTAAAGAATTCCAAAATGAAATTAAGAAGGGGGGCAAAAACATAAGACTGTCCCTGACAGAAGAAGGAAAGAGAATTGCAAAGGCAAAGGGGTTTGGAACAAAGTCAGATGGTGTGTTCCAAACTTCACATGGAAAGGTTGCAAATAGGAGAACATCGACAGCAGCGGGTGCCCTACCAGACAGGGGTCGTCGGGGTAACTCTGCTGGTGTTACCAACTATCAAACAGTTGCAATGACTCAACGAGGCAAGGCAGCAGCACAAGCATATGAGAAAGGTCTGCAACAAGAATTGAAGGGAAGTGACCCATACTTAGCAGCAAGAGATAGAAACAGTCCACATCCACAAGCGGCTATTGATGGGGCAGATGATGCTGATTCATATGAAGCATCACGAAGGGCAGCCTTAGAGGGTTCTGACCCATACACAGATGCAAAGCAATCAGAAGGTTTGGCTGGATCTCCTAGCCAATCAAATAAAAGACTTGAAGCACTACAGAATAAAAGGGCAGGAACAACACAGCAAGCAATAGTTGCGGATCAAAAGGTTGTGGCAGCAAGCAATAGGCAGGTTGCAGCACAAAATAGATTTGCCACAGTAACAAACGTTGCATCTGCTGCAATGACTAATGTTGCTAAGGGTGCTAAAGGATTTGGTAAGGCATTGCTTAAAGGTAGTGGAAAACTATCCGCTGCAACAGGAGCAATGACAGGTGTAGTATTTGCGGCATCTATGATTCCTGGTCCGTTACAAGAACTATCACAACAGATCATGCCTGCGACATTTGGATTAATGGCTGTTCAACAACTTCTTCCATTGCTAAAGAATCCTTGGGTTGCTCTTGCTGCTGCCGTCGTCGCCGCTGGCGTGGGAATCTGGTATTTAAATAAGACCACACAAGAGGCAGCAGAAGCATCAGCAAAATATGCAAAGACAATGATGGGTGCAAGAGAAGACATTCAGAAATATTCAGACCAATTTGGAAACCTGTCTAATATTGAAAAAGAGGCACAAAGAAAAGTACAAAGAGAAACAGGAGAGTCTGTTGATGAAGAGAGTTTGTCTGAGGCAAAAGGATTTATAGAGGCAGAGGTAGGTAAAGAACTAATTGAAAGAGTTAAGTCTGCACAGTCTAATGGTGGAGCAGACGAAGCGGCAAGGTCGTTGGCGCAAAACCTAGCAAGACAAATTGGGGCAGGAACCATTAGCGAAAGTCTTGCTAATGCTATTTCTTATGAGGTTGCAAATGCAGTTGGAGATCAAGATATAGCAATAGATTCTATTATGAACGTAAATGAAATTCTTGGCCCCAATGGAAATGATTATCTAAAAGATCCTTTGCGAATCACAACAGAACTTTTAACAAGTGGTTGGGACATGGAAGAAGCAATGAACAATGCTGGATTACAATGGGATGGTCTATCATGGTATACACAAGTATTTATGATAGCAAAGGGTGATGGTACTGTTGATCTTTTTGCACCACAAGCAGCAGAGTCTGCTATTCAAGACCTTAAAATAATTGAAGAGGGTGAAGCAGCAATTGCAGAGGCACTTGCAACAGAAGCAATTAATGCAGAAGAAGCAAAGAACCAGTTTGCAGAATTAGCCAAATTGCGTAGCGAATATTCATCAAATGATGCCCTAAAGGAAGCGCAGACATTGTATGGAGATGATTGGGGAGACGATCAAACAATTCAATTCCAAGAAAGAATTATCGATAGTTTTAAGTCAAGCGTAAATATGGAACTCGGAAAAGAAAAAGGAGAAGAGTTTGTAGAGGGAATAAACAAAGCAACAGATGATAACCTTGCAGCAGTTGATTTCCTTGATCCAAAATCCATGGAAACAGCAAAAGACCAACTAGAAAATTCCCTTGCGTTATGGGAAACAGACTTGGGGATGGCTATGGGTCGGGACGACACAGAGGGAATTGCTATTGCTAAAGCAGGAATAGAAGAAATAAACGGGTCTTTGAAAAGTTTAAGAACATATGCAGAAGACCTTCCAAACGCACTAAATGCCGTTTCATCAGGGTTGATTGATATTGAAGAAGGCATGGATATAGATGACCTAATTGGAAA